CAAGACGAGAATGACCCAACTGTTATCAACTGGACTGCTCGTATTAACTACGCTAAACGTCTATTGAATTACGTCACAATCATTGATGAGATGAGTGATAATCAAAAGCTTGTTGATAATTACTTCGAAATCAAATCGATTGAAAGCGTAGACCCTTGGATTGATAAAGGTTCTGCTATGGATTTAGTAAAATCAATCAGTAAATCAGACCACGGTTTCACAATTAAAATGGTTCGCCTTGATCATATGATTTATATTAACTATAAAACTAAATTGATTAACGCGGTTAAAGATAGCGTAAACCCAACCAATAAGATTGAGTTGAAAGCTGAGTCAGACGGTGCTATCTCATACAGTTATGTTCAACTTGTCGGTGGTAAAGGCGATGCATCAGGCAAAAACAAACTTGAACCAACATTTGAAATCCCACACGATGCGCCAAAAGTTGACATCCCAGAATTTGAGGGTGGCATTCCAGGTATCCCAGAAGTGCGTGAAAAACCTGAGTACACAGAGCCAATCGGAACAGTGCCAAATGATGCGCCACAGTATGATAAACCCGAATGGCATGGCGGAACAACTCCATTCGATGCACCAAGTATTGATAAACCTGAATGGTCAGGCGGTGTCGTACCTAATGAAGCTCCAATCCTCGATAAACCTGAGTTGATTATCGAGGTTCCTGAAGAACCAGTTAAACCAACTACGCCATCAGATCGTGAAGATAAAGAGGTACAAACTACCACGGTTACTTACAAACTCGAATCTGAGCCAAAACAAGTGGCAAATACGCCAGTTTATAAAGCCACACTTCCTAACGCTGGTGAAAAAGAAGGAATTGCTAGCACTTTAGGACTTGTAGTCATCGCAGCAGGTATCACTGGACTAACTCTTGGATTCAAGAAACGTAACGAAGTAAAAGAGGATTAAGTAAATGAGCATCGCGATAAATAAGTTAGAAATTGAAAACGTCAAACGAATTAAAGCAGTCAAGATTGAGCCATCGCCTACTGGTCTAACGGTAATTGGTGGGAATAACAACCAAGGTAAAACAAGCGTGCTAGATTCTATTGCTTGGGCGCTTGGTGGAAATCGATTTAAACCTAGCAAGGCAGCTCGTGAAGGTTCTGTCGTTCCTCCGTCTCTTAAAATTACCATGTCAAATGGATTGATTGTTGAGAGAAAAGGAAAGAATAGTTCTCTGAAAGTAATTGATCCGAACGGTAATAAAGGCGGTCAACAACTTCTTGATAGTTTCGTTGACGAATTGGCCATCAACCTCCCGAAATTTATGGATAGCACAGCTAAAGAGAAAGCTGACATCCTTTTGCAAATAATCGGGGTTGGTCCTCAATTAGCCGAATTAGAAATCAAAGAGAAGCAGTTATATGATCAGCGCCATGCTATCGGTGTAATTGCTGACCAGAAGGAAAAGTTCGCAAAAGAACAGACCTATTATCCAGACGCACCAAAAGAGTTGATTTCCATTGCAGACCTGATTGCAGAGCAGCAAGAAGTGTTAGCAAAAAATGGAGAGAATGCTCGCAAACGTCAAAACGCTCAGCAGATTAAAACTGCCTACGAAGGCAAACTTGCTGAAGTTAACCGTTTGTCAGAACAATTGAAGGCAGCTCAAGCAGAATTAGAAACTCTTGAAAACGACCTTCAAATTGCTACCGACTTAACGATTGACCTTATCGATGAATCTACAGAAGAAATCGAAAACAATATCGCCAATATCGAACAAATAAACCTTAAGGTTCGAGCGAATCTTGATAAAGAAAAAGCTGAAGAAGAAGCTAGAGTCCAACGTATAGAATACGACAGATTATCTAGCGAAATCGAAGCTGTTCGAAAAGACAAGCGTGACCTGTTAACCAATGCCGACTTGCCGCTCGAAGGACTATCTGTCAACGATGGCAAACTTCTCTATCTCGGTCAAGAGTGGGATAACATGTCAGGTTCTCAACAACTCATGGTAGCGACCGCAATCGTCCGAAAACTAAAACCGGATTGTGGCTTTGTTTTAATCGACAAACTCGAACAAATGGACCAAATCACATTGGACCAATTTGGAAAATGGCTTGAGGATGAAGGTCTCCAAGCAATTGCAACAAGAGTGTCGACTGGTGATGAATGCTCAATTATCATCGAAGACGGCTATAGTCTCGATAATAAGACACATCAGCCAACAACAGAAGCTAAATCCGAAACACCACAAACGCCATCATGGCAAGGAGGATTTTAATGCAAATCACAAGAGGTATTAAAGCCAGAGCTCAGAAGGTTGTTATCTACGGGCCTGAAGGTATCGGAAAATCAAGTTTTGCAGCTCAATTCCCAGACCCTGTGTTTATCGACACCGAAGGTTCTACAGACAACATGGACGTAGCTAGATTAGATAAACCATCAAGCTGGACTATGTTGATGAATGAGATTGCTTTCATCAAAGCAAATCCAGACTCGTGTAAGACCCTGGTAATCGATACAATCGATTGGGCTGAGTCGTTAGCAGTTGAATCTGTGTGTGCTCAGCACGGCAAGAAGGGGATCGAAGATTTTGGATGGGGGAATGGTTATACCTACGTCCGTGAAGAAATTGGTCGCTTCCTAAATAGTCTAAGTGAATTGATTGATCTAGGAATTAATGTTGTTCTCACTGCACACGCTCAGATTAAGACCTTCACTCAACCTGACGAAATGGGAAGCTATGACCGTTACGAGCTCAAGCTTGGAAAGAAAACAAGCTCACAGACAGCACCGTTGGTCAAAGAGTGGGCTGACATGGTCCTATTCTGTAACTACGAAACAATCGTAATGACTGATGAAAAATCCAAGAAGTCGAAAGCACAAGGTGGGCAGCGTGTTATGTATACACAACACCATCCAGCGTGGGATGCCAAGAATCGTCACAATCTACCAAATAAACTGCCGCTAGACTACGCTGGAATTGCTCATATTTTCAATAATGTTCAAGCTGCACAGCAACCAGCAAAGGCACAAACTCCGCCGCCTGCACCTAAGGAACCAACCTCAGCGCCAGTGGAAGAAGCGCCTATTCAAACTCAAACGCCAACTCCAGAACCACAAGAGCCAATCAACCCTGCACCAGTGGAACGTGGAGCTTATCAAGAGCCTGCTCCGTTCATCGAGCCTGCTCTCCGTGACTTAATGATTGCCAATCAGGTCACTGAACAAGAACTTCAACAAGCTGTGGCCTCTAAAGGTTACTACCCTATTGAAACACCTATATCAATGTACGACAAATCATTCATCGACGGGGCTCTAGTAGCTACTTGGGACCGTGTCTTTGAAATGGTAAAAGAAATCCGTGGATCAGAATTTTAGGAGGAAATCATGTCAGATAAAACTATCAAATTAGACCTATCACAAATCGGTGATGGTGGTCTTCAAGAGAAAGTCGATAAAGAACTTGAAAGAGTCATCGCTAACATCTTAGATCCAAACACTGAGACTAAGACAGCTCGTAAACTTGTCATCACTTTGACGATGAAGTCGGATGATACACGTCAAACAGTCGCTACTGCAATGGAAGTCAAGTCAACTCTTGCACCTCAAAAAGCAGTTGCCACCACAGTCCTCATTGGGCAAGAAGGTAGTTTAGTCTATGCAAACGAACTTAAGAGCAACATGCCTGGTCAGACATACTTTGACGACCAAGCGATCCTTCGTACAGACGTTGGTGAGCCAATCGAAGACATTGAAAAAGGTATCAACAACGATGTCATTGACTTCAACAAACAAAAGAAAGCGGGTAATTAAACATGGCAGAAAACATCAAAGAAGCTCTCGAGTACAGTGTAGAGCTAGCTGAACGTACTGGAAAAACCATTCAAGTTGGCGACAAGCACTACTACAATGCAGATCAATTCAACCTTCAAGAGGTAAACCCTCGAAAAGTCGCACCAATGCTTCAATTATGCACCCTCGACAGTCTTATCGATTACCTCAAATCAGGTAATGACGCTATTAGTGCATCTAAAAAAATCATCGTGGTAGAGTCCCCTAAAAATGTCGCAGTTTATGATCAGGTTGATTGGGAATACGGCAGACGTCCTCAACTCGTCTCCGTAGTAGCATACACCCCAGATATTCGATTGAACCAGTGGAATAGCCAAGAGCAGTTCAATATTATGCTGCAGTCTGCCTTTATTGACGAGGATGATCGTCAAGTTGTACTTGAATTCGCAAGTGCTTTAAAAGTCGAAAACGGCGCTGACATCGTGGATAACGGTATCAACCAGACCACTACTGTGAAATCAGGGGTAGCTAGTCTTGCAAAAGCAACTGCACCAAACCCAGTGACATTACGTCCATATCGTACATTTACAGAAGTCGCACAGCCATCTAGTCAATTTGTGCTCCGCATCAACAAAGAAGCTGAACTTGCTCTTTTTGAAGCAGACGGTGGCAAATGGAAACTAGAAGCTATTAAAAACATCGCTGACTACCTCAAAACAGGACTCAAAGGTAAAGATAATATCACTATTTTGGCTTAATAAGGAAGGATTTTATACATGACTTACAACAATAACTTTGAACGTGAATTTGGCTGGGATGACACTATTCAAGAAGATGCTAAGGAGTTTATCGCACTAACTCCCGGTGATTATGTCTTCACTGTAACAAACTTCGAACGTGGGCGTCACACTCCCAACCCACAAAAACCTGGGAAACTTCCAGCATGTAACAAAGCGATCATCACAATCCAAGTTGAGACTGAAGAAGGTCTTACAACAATGACACACAATCTATTCTTGCACTCATCTACTGAAGGGATGCTCTCAGCGTTCTTCGGCGCTATTGGGCAAAAGAAACACGGAGAACCACTCCAAATGAATTGGAACACCGTTGTAGGTTCAACAGGAGTGTGTCGTGTCGGAAACCGCACATACAAAGATGTTGTGTATAACGACGTTAAACAAATGATCTACGCTGACAGTGTTGATTGGACAAAAGTATTGAACGCCAATATTTCTCAAGGTGGTGGACAACAAGCTCCTCAACAAGCCCCTAGCTACCAAGCAGCTCCTCAACAAAACCAAGGGTATCAACAACCTCAACAACCTCAACAAGCACCTAACGGCGGTGGATTCGGAGGATTCTAATGCAACTTAGACCTTACCAAGAAGAGGCAATGGCTAAAGTACAGCAAGAGTGGAAGGAGGGCAGGAAGCGCACGCTACTTGTCCTACCCACTGGCTGTGGCAAGACCATCGTCTTTTCAAAAATTATAGAAGACCGTGTCAAGATGGGAGAACGTGTTCTTGTTCTCGCTCATCGTTCAGAACTTTTGGAGCAAGCCAGTGATAAATTAATGACGGCTACAGGGCTAGGAACGGCACTGGAGAAAGCTGAAAATACTTCAATTGGCTCATGGTTTCGTGTTGTCGTTGGTTCAGTACAGACCATGCAGCGTGAGAAACGGCTCAGCCAGTTTCCACCTAACCACTTCGATACTATTGTCATCGACGAGGCTCACCACGCTATATCAGACGGCTATCAGCGTGTGCTAGAACATTTCGGAGAGGCTAACGTCTTAGGTGTCACAGCCACGCCAGATCGTGGCGATATGCGAAATTTAGGCAGCTATTTCGACAGTTTAGCTTATGAGTACCCATTAGTCGATGCTATTAAATCAGGGTATCTATCGAAAATCACAGCTATTACAATCCCTCTTGAACTTGACTTGTCAACAGTCAGTCAACAAGGTGGCGATTTCAAAGCCAGCGAAATTGGAACAGCTCTGGACCCTTATCTCGAACAAATCGCAGACGAGATGGTAAAACAGTGCAAAAACAGGAAAACAGTCGTTTTCTTGCCCCTAGTAAAAACATCGCAGAAATTCCGAGACATCCTAAATGAGAAGGGTTTTCGAGCTGCTGAGGTGAATGGAGAGTCCAAGGATCGCGCTGAAATCCTAGAAGATTTCGACAAGGATAAATATAACGTTTTGTGCAACTCGATGCTATTAACTGAGGGGTGGGACTGTCCAACAGTAGACTGTGTGGTTGTGTTAAGACCGACAAAAGTCCGTGCTCTGTATAGTCAAATGGTGGGACGTGGTACACGCCTTGCACCAGGGAAGGAAAATCTATTACTACTCGATTTCCTATGGCACACTGAGCGCCATGAACTATGCAGGCCAGCGCACCTAATCGCTAGCAGTCCAGAAGTTGCCAAAAAGATGACTGAAAATATGGCTGAAGATACAGAAGTTGAGTTCAGTCTGTTAGAAGCTGAAGAACAAGCTAGCAAGGATGTCGTTGCTGAACGTGAAGAAGCACTTGCAAAGCAGTTGGCTGAACAGCGGAAGAAAAAACACAAACTTGTAGATCCATTACAATTCGAAATGTCAATCCAAGCCGAAGATTTAGCGGACTACGTCCCATCGTTCGGTTGGGAGATGGCTCCTCCTTCAGAAAAACAGCTTAAAGCGCTTGAGAAATTTGGTATTTATACAGAAGAAATCGGCAATGCTGGAAAAGCTGGTAAACTACTAGATCGTTTAAACAAACGCAAAGACAGTGGGTTGACCACACCTAAGCAAATACGATTGCTCGAAGGTCGTGGCTTCCGCAATGTCGGAATGTGGAAATTTGAAGATGCCAGCAATTTGATTAATCGAATTGCTGCGAGCGGTTGGAGAATGCCAAAAGGAATCATTCCAGCTACATATCAGCCAGAATAAAGGAGATTAAATGTCAGAAGGTACTTTTGATTTAATCCCACTCCTAGATTATATTGATCCTTCTACATTATCTTATCAAGAGTGGGTAAACGTAGGAATGGCCCTAAAACAAGAGGGCTACACAGCAATGGATTGGGATACTTGGTCTCAATCGGATAGCCGTTATAAAAAAGGTGAGTGTTTCAGTAAATGGGATACCTTCCAATACGATGGAGGGGGTGCTGTTACTGGCGCAACTATCACGCAAATGGCCAAAGATAACGGCTGGGAACCAATGAACAAGTCAGGCAAAAGTTATGAGCTTGATTGGGATTCTACAATCGACCGTGATTATCAAATCGTAGATAAGAATTGGGTTGAATCGAAGGAAATCCGAGAACCAATCAATTGGCATCCAGTTCAAGATCTTGTCAAATACATCGAAACATTGTTTGAAATGACCGACCTTGTTGGTTATGTCACATCAACTTATCCGATTGAAACAGAGAATGGGCCAATATATAAGCCAACTCAAGGTAATTATGACAGGACTGCCGGAGAGCTTATCAAAGAACTTCAGAGCAATGGCGATGATATTGGTGCAGTCTTCGGAGACTACAAGGAAGAAGCTGGTGCCTGGATTCGCTTTAACCCCTTGGATGGGAAGGGTGTCAAGAATGATAATGTCACTGATTTCAGATACGCTCTAGTAGAATCAGACAGCATGGAGCTCGGGAAACAGTACGCTCTGTTTAAAGAGTTAGAGCTTCCTATTGCGACACTAGTACACTCTGGACACAAGTCATTGCATGCGGTGGTGCGAGTGGACGCTAGAGACTACCAAGAATATCGAAAACGTGTCGATTACATTTATCAGATTTGTAAAAAAAACAGGCTTGATATTGACACCCAAAACCGTAATCCAAGTCGACTTTCTCGCATGCCTGGAGTAATCCGAAATGGCCATAAGCAATTCTTGATTGATACGAATCTCGGGAAAGCCAACTACGAAGAATGGTATCAATGGGTGGAAGATTTAAACGATGACCTTCCTGATCCTGAAACACTAGCAGACGAGTGGGACCACCTTCCAGATTTAGCCCCAGAACTTATCCACGGTGTGTTGCGTCAGGGTCATAAGATGCTGATTGCAGGTCCATCAAAAGCTGGTAAGTCGTTCGCTCTCATTGAGTTATCAATTGCCATCGCAGAGGGGCGCAAGTGGCTTGGTTGGCAGTGCGAACAAGGCAAAGTCCTCTACGTCAACTTAGAGTTGGATAGGCCGTCAGCCCTTCACCGCTTTAAAGACGTCTACGATGCTATGAATTTGCCTCCAGCAAGCGTTGGTAATATCGATATCTGGAATCTCCGCGGAAAAACTGTACCGATGGACAAGTTAGCACCTAAACTTATTCGCCGCTCACTCAAAAAGAATTACCAAGCGGTGATTATTGACCCTATCTATAAGGTACTGACCGGCGACGAGAACTCAGCGGATCAAATGGCACATTTTACCAATCAGTTCGATAAGGTAGCTACTGAGCTAGGATGTGCCGTAATCTACTGTCACCATCACTCAAAAGGGTCTCAAGGTGGTAAAAAATCAATGGACCGAGCTAGTGGCTCAGGAGTGTTCGCCAGAGACCCTGACGCTCTGGTTGATTTAGTCGAGCTAGACCTTAACGAAGACCTCGTTAAAGCTCGGACTGAAAAAGCAACGGCTAAGATTTACCAAAGAGCCTTGCAAGAACAGGCTAACGATTATTACCAACAGAATGTCAGTCTTGACGATCTGGAAAGTCGCTATCAAATGCAACAACATTTTGACAAAGCAATTCCTGATGTTATGAAACGCAAGCCTTACCTTGACGAGGTCAAGACGACAGCCCATAGCATTAAGATTGCAACTGCTTGGCGAGTTGAAGGGACCCTTCGTGAGTTCGCCAAATTTGCCCCTGTTAATATGTGGTTCAGCTATCCAGTCCATGAAGTGGATACTACTGGAGTGCTAGCTGATATCCAATTGGAAGATAACGCCCCAGCTTGGAAAAAGAACCTAAATAAAGGTCCAGAATCGAAGAAGAAGACAGCAGAAAAAAATAAAGAAAAACTGGTTAACGCTATCCAAGCATTAGACGATGGAATGGATCCAGTCACGATTGATGATATTGTGGAATATTTTTCAACAGAAGATAAACCTGTTAGCGAAAAAACTATCAGAAGATGGATCAAAAACTCAGAAATTTTTGAGGTGAAAAACGGGAAAATTCACCAAAAAAATACCTGAAAAATTCAAAAAAGGGACAGGGACAAATTGGGGACAAATTGGAGGGACAAACTGGAAGAAAAAACCCATTTTGTCCGTCCCAAAAAAGGGACAAATTGGAAAATGTCCGGATGTCCCTAAAGCCTAATAGGGACAAGGGACAAATTGGAAAATGTCCCTAAGAAATCGCTCAACCATGCGGTTTTTGAGCAATAGGGACAAATTGGAAAAAATAGGGACAAAAATAGGGACAGAATTCTATATATATTCATATATAGAATTTGGGAAATGTCCCTGAGAGTTCAGAAGAACAGGTACAGGAACATGGGGGTCCTAAGACTCCCCCATGTAACCCTGTAACCCTGTCCTTCACTCTGAACTTAGGCGCGAAAAAAAGAAAGTGAGTGGTGAAGTGAAAATTAGAAAAATGAGAGAGGTTGAATATGGTGATTGAGTTTTTCTTGTCGATGAAAAAAATTCCAACTACGACACACCAACAGAAAAAAGTAACTGTGGTGAATGGTAAGCCGAAATTCTATGAGCCTCAAAAATTGAAAGAAGCTAGAGACTTATTTTCAACCCTGCTTGCTCCGTATGCTCCAAACGAAAAAATCGAAGGACCTATACGCCTCACAGTGAAATGGCTATTTCCTAAAATCAAAAAAGCGACTCATGGCCAGTACAAGACTACTAAGCCAGATACGGATAATTTGCAAAAATTACTTAAGGACTGCATGACGGATCTTGGCTATTGGCACGATGATGCACAAGTCGCCAGCGAGATCGCTGAGAAGTTTTGGTCAGACACTGTTGGAATATACGTCAAGGTGGAAGAACTATGAATTATATCAATTTCTTCGAGACTGAAGTTCCAAATTGGATGAGAGAGAACAATCAAATGATGCAGCAGGTCGGATTCAACACCCCTGCATATTGGCAGTGGGTAGTTGTCTCTATCGATAAAGTTTGTGAAAAATACAATAACGACACTTTGGTCAAAAATCAATTTCATATTATCTGGGACTTTCTAGACGAGAAGGCTAGGGAGGTTCAAAACACAGATGCAGCAGATTGATTATTACGAAGTAGAGGAAGTAGAAGCATGAAATACAAAGTAATAGTCTACTACGACAACATGGAAGACAGTGAGCAAGTCTTCACGAATAAGAATGATGCGATTAATGAATTGCACAGATTAGGATTGAAATATCGCAATGATAGGAAGTATAAGGTGGAAATGGTGGAATGTGATGAATAGACAAGAAGCAATACAAACGCTATCGAAGGTAGGGAAGATCTCTGTATCTTATGCAGAAGACCTATACGATTCGTTCTTTGAAAAACCAGTCAATCTGGGTCGGGCTTTATTTATTAGTGATATAGATTTTTACAATTATGAAAGTCAAGAAGATTGTTCAAAACTAAAAGGATTTCTAGGAACAGAGACAAACCAAGAAATTTTCGCTAGAGCGTGGCTAGATGGCTACACGGTTGAGAAAGAGCCAAGGTATACGGTTCGGATTAAAAGGGTTGGCGGATACGCTACCCATCTAAATGAAAATTTAGACAATCATGAATGGTTTTTTGCATCAAATGACGAAATTAAAGGCTATAGAACCAAGCACACCCGCAAAGAGCTAGAAGATGCTGATTTCGGCTGGGTATTTTCTTGCCCGGGCGTGGAAGTTAAGGAGGTGGAAGAATGAAAAAAGCAGGAATTATTCTAGGAGCGACATTTGTAATCATTGCATCGCCATTTGTGGTCAGATATGGTTGGAATGAAATTATCACAACTATTATCCCGGTCGGGAAAATCACAGTGTGGCAAGCGCTTGGAATGGATGCTTTGCTTTCCTTTATTTGCCCTATGTTGTCCAGTGAAAAAGAAACCGAAGCAGAATATTTGGATGCCGTAAAAAGTGGTATTTCAAAAATCATTACATGTGCGCTCTTGATGTGGTTAGCTAGTTTGTTTATTTAAGAGGTGGAATAGATGGATAAATTAATCAAATTAATCAAAGAATGGGCAAACGAACGCAACTTAAAGCAAGCTGACCCAAAGATTCAGTGGATGCGTGTAACTGAGGAAGTCGGAGAAATTCGGGATGTCCTCTTGAAACCGACGAAATTCACGGAACCGCAAGCAGCTCTTAAGGACGCAATCGGAGACACGTTGGTAACAATCATCGTACTAGCACATCAATTAGACCTTGATGTAACTGAGTGTCTAAGTATTGCATACGAGGAAATCAAGAATCGGAGAACATTCGTTAAGGAGGAAGATTTGTGAAATTCATTGACCTATTCGCAGGAATTGGCGGATTCAGACTAGGAATGGAATCAGCAGGGCATGAGTGTGTGGCATTCTGCGAAATCGACAAGTTCGCTAGAGCTAGCTATAAAGCAATTCACAACACGGAGGGAGAAATAGAACTACATGACATTACCACAGTCACAGACGAAGAAATCAGAAACATCGGACACGTTGACGTTATATGCGGAGAATTTCCGTGTCAAGCTTTCAGCATTGCTGGACATCGAAGAGGATTCGAAGATACTCGAGGGACTCTCTTCTTTGAAATCGCAAGATTCGCCTCTATACTCAAACCTAAGTATCTATTCCTTGAAAATGTCAAAGGACTCCTCAACCACGACAAAGGAGATACCTTTGAGACAATCCTCTCAGCGTTGGATGAACTCGGGTATGATGTGGAATGGCAAGTGCTTAACAGCAAAGATTTCGGAGTACCACAAAACAGGGAACGTGTGTTCATTATCGGACATCTTAGAGGCGACCGTGGACGAAAATTTTTTCCTATCGGAGGAAATGGTGAAACGATTGATTGTGAACAACCAAAAATAAATAAGGTTGGGAATATCAGAAAAAAAGGCAAGTCTCAGAGTGGCGATGTGGTTTCGGTTGACTCTTTGCCGCCTACTCTTTGCAGCACCACAACACAGAAAGACCCTCTTAAGATATTGTTGGCTGGCAATCTACCAGGATCGCACGAACAAAACGGCAGAGTCTATGACCCTGAAGGCATTTCTCCAACGCTAAACACAATGCAAGGCGGTGGTAGACAGCCTAAAATCCGTGTCCGTGAAGCTACAAAAAAAGGTTATGCTGAAGCAAGCGTGGGAGACAGTGTTAACCTAGCACATCCAAGTTCTAAAACACGAAGAGGGCGAGTTGGCGAAGGTATAGCTAACACATTAGTGACTGGTGATAGCCAAGGTGTGGTAATGCCTAATTTCAGAATCAGAAAGCTAACACCTAGAGAGTGCTGGAGATTGCAAGGTTTCCCAGATTGGGCGTTTGACAAGGCGCAAGAGGTCAATAGCAACAGTCAGCTATACAAGCAAGCAGGCAATAGCGTGACCGTTAACGTAATTAAAGAGATAGCGAGGTATTTATGAAACAAAAACGAGACAACCAGTTAACGATAGCGGCAATCCTACTACTAGTATCACTAGCGATTAACGTGACTACTGTTCTACGAGTGGTTAACAGACCTATCGAGACCGTGGTAATCCACAAGGCAGATAATGTCGTTGAATTACACGGCAAGGTAACCGGCAAATCTATGGTCGGAA